ACAATTCCTTTGACGATTGCTTTTGCCTACTGGAACAAGGTTGCGCGAATAGATTTGTTTGGCATAGATTTTAGCTACACCCACAATTTACATTTTGCAGAGGCGGGACGAGCTTGTGTTGAATTTTGGTTAGCTAAATGTATGGACGCAAAAATACAAGTTGGCGTGTCAAATAGATCTACGTTGCTCGATCAAAACGTGCCACAGGAAGAGCGTATTTATGGCTTTCATAGACTAGACGATCCGATGGTTGCGCTACCAAACGAGCCAGATTGGATTGTTTGTAAAAAATCTCAGATGCAAGCAGAAATGGAAAAGCTCAACATACCAGTGCAAGAAGAAATAAAACCACCGGAGCCTTATCGTGGATGATGCAGGAAACGTGTTATTTAGCGTAGGAAACGTAATGGTTGAGACTACGCAAAACAAAGGACATGACCCAGAGTTTTGGGCTGAACAAATTACAAAAAAAATATGTGAGGTTTCTGCTGATGCTGCTCCTCATGTTAGACAGCAAGCAGAGGCTTTCCAGAATTACATCTATACGATAGTGTTGTACGGAATTAAGAATGCAATTACCTCAGATCGAACAACTATGGTAAACTTGTTGAATAGTCAAGGCCATAATGATATGGCTAAGATAATTAAGGAGTTATAAATGGCAATATCATCAGCTATAGCTAATTCGTTTAAGCAAGAGCTTCTAGTGGAAGGCCACAATTTGACTAATGGTGCTGACAGTATAAAGCTTGCGTTATATACGTCTTCAGCAACTTTGGGAGCTGGCACAACGGTTTATGTGACCACTGGTCAAGCAACTGGAACAAACTACAGCGCGGGTGGAAATGCGCTTACTAACGTAACGCCAGCATTATCAGGCTCAACGGCCATATGTGATTTTGCTGATTTGACGTTTGGTACGGCTACTGTAACCGCAAGAGGCTGTCTTTTGTACAACTCTACCAACGGCAACAAAGCCATTGCGGCAATAGACTTTGGCGGAGATAAAACCAGTACAGCAGGCAATTTTACGATTGTTTTTCCTGCTGCCAATGCAACAGCTGCGATTATACGATTAGCTTAAAGTCTTAACTTTTGTGGTAAAATTTTTATATGCCACTGACTACATTAAATTTTAAGCCGGGAATTAACAAAGAAGAAACCGACTACTCGAATGAGAATGGATGGGTAGACGGCAACTTAATACGTTTCCGAAAAGGCCGTCCAGAAAAGATAGGCGGATGGCAAAAACAATCTACGACTAACAGTTACTTAGGATCTGCAAGAGGGCTGCATAGCTGGATCTCTCTTGGAGGCGCACGTTATTTAGGCATTGGCACAACCGTCAAATACTACATAGAAGAGGGTGAGGCGTATAACGACATTACCCCTATACGGGCTACAACAAGCGCTGGAGATGTTACGTTTAGCGCAACCAATGGCTCCTCCACGCTAACAATAACTGACACATCACACGGCGCAGCTACTGGAGATTTTGTAACCTTTTCTGGCGCAGCTTCTTTGGGTGGTTTAGTAACTGCTGCGGTTATTAATCAAGAATATCAAATACTCCTAGTAACCGGGACCAACACTTATACCGTGACGGCCAAAGATACCAGCGGGTCAGAAGTTACAGCTAACGCAAGTGACAGCGGCAACGGTGGCGGGTCAACTGTAGGCGCATATCAAATAAATTCAGGCTTAGACGTATACGTCCCATCTGCTGGTTGGGGTGTTGGCACGTGGGGCGCTGGGACATTTGGATCTGCTTCAGCAATAAGCGCTTCTGGACAGTTAAGATTGTGGACGCACGATAACTTTGGTGAAAACCTAATTATAAACCCTCGCGGCGGCGGTATTTATCGTTGGGTAGAAGACAACGGCTTGTCTGTGCGGGCCTTAAATTTATCTGGCATATCTGGAGCCAGCCAAGTGCCGACTCTTGGTTTGCAAGTTATTACTAGCGAAGTAGATCGACATTTAATTGTGTTGGGAGCCGATCCTATAGAAAGCGGCAGCAGGTCTGGTGTTATTGATCCAATGTTGGTGGCTTTTTCTGACACAGAAAACGAATTAGATTTTAATCCAACTGCAACAAATACGGCTGGATCAGTTAGATTGTCTTCTGGATCTCTAATAGTTGGAGGCCTTAAATCTAGACAAGAAACGCTTATTTGGACTGACACCAGTCTTTACTCGATGACTTTTATTGGCCCACCTTTAACTTTTGCGTTAAACCTGATTAACGAAGGCGCTGGCTTGATATCGCCAAAAGCAGCAGTCAACAGCCCTGTTGGCGTTTTCTTTATGAGCAAAAACGGTTTTTACTACTACAACGGCTCAGTCAAAAAGCTTCCTTGCAGCGTACAAGATTACGTGTTTAGTGATTTGAACCTAACTCAAGCGTTTAAATGTTTTGCATCGTTAAATGCGGAAAACTCTGAAGTGTGGTTTTGGTATGTCTCAGAAGAAGATGATACTGAAGAGATATCTCGCTACGCTATGTACAACTACGAGGAGCAAACTTGGAGTATTGGCTCGTTAGTCAGGTACAGTTGGCTGGATGCTGGCATTGAAGACAAGCCATTAGCAGCTGGAGGAACCGCTTCTGCTGGTTACATTTACTTGCATGAAACTGGTTTTAACGACGATGCTAGTGCAATGGATAACGTCTTTATAGAATCAGCTGACATCGATTTGGGCGATGGCGAAAACCTGATGTTTGTTAAAAAATTAATACCAGACATTAAATTTTCAACAACCAGAGGCGTGTCGAATACCCCGGCAATCAACATGGTGTTGAAGCGCAGAAATTATAACTCTGAAACCTTGTCTACAGACTCAACCAGTCAAATTACTAATGCGACCACATTTACGAATGTGCGGACTAGAACGCGACAAGTGGTTTTGCGAGTAGAGTCAGATGACGACAATTCTGTTGAAGCTGACAAAAAAGATTACAAATGGAGACTTGGAAACACTAGATTAGATATACAGCCCTCCGGGCGGAGGGGCTAGTGGCCAAGATCCTTGAGACTAGACTGCCTCTGGCTAACGAAGAGACGGTCACGGGCGACACATTTAACCGACTGGTTAGAATACTAGAAATAAACCTAGGCTCAGCAGACGTTGACAAGACCCCGGTATTTAACGCTGACGAAATTTCTACGTTACAATTTGCTACTGGTGCTATAATATTTAATAGTACCGTACAAGTGCATCAAGCGTTTGATGGCACTGAGTTTAGGAATTTATATGAGCATCAGACATATGTGACAGGATTGGGAGGAACTTTAAGCGTGGGCAGTGTGACGGTCACGATTAGTTAATATTATGGCAGAAAACAACATATCACCAGAACTTTCAAATCAAATTGCACAAGCTGCTGGCTCTTTTGGCCCTGTACTTGGTGCAGCATTTGGCACTGGGGCTGGCGCAGTTTCTGACCAAGAAATGATGATGACGCAAGGTCTTGGCGGACCCATGGGAGGAGCTGCTGGCGGACTTATGGGAGGAGCTGCTGGTGGACTCATGGGAACCGGGGCCGGTGCGGTTTCTGATCAAGAAATGATGATGATGCAAGGCGCAATGCCTATGGGAGCTGGGGCCATGGGAACTGGTGCTGGCGCTGTATCAGATCAAGAAATGCAATTGATGGAAGGTTTGCAAGAACTAGAACAGCAAAAACAAACCTCTACAGATCCAGACGAGATACAAGCTTTAGATTCTGCAATCACTCGTTTATACACCAGCATGAACGCGCCTCTTGGTGAGCTATCAAGAACCGTGCAAGAAGCTGGCACAGGCACAGACACACAATTAGCCCATTTAAGTCCCGGCGAGATTATTTTACCTGCTGAGTTTATGGCTGATCCTGAACTCGAAGGGTTGATCGAAAAGAAATTCAAAGATTCAGGAATTAATCCTGCACAAGCTGTAGCGGGTGTAGGTATTGCAAGCCTGAACGAAATGACAGGTCTTGAAGAGTTTGGGTTCTTCAAGAAGATCGGTAAGGCTCTTAAAAAGATTGCTAAACCACTGGTTAAAGTAGCTCAGTTTATACCGGGGCCATGGCAACCTATTGCTGCAATCGCTGATAAAGCCATGACGGTTTATGATGTTGCCAAGGGCAAGGCAAGTCCTCTTAGCTTGTTAAGTGTAGCGGGACCGCTACGTGTCGGTCCTAGTATTGGCGATAGCATTAGCGCAATTGGTAAAGCAGGCGCTTCTGGAAGTTTTCTGGGAGGCTTAGGCCAAAGTTTAAAAGACATACCCGGAGCCTTGCGAAGCGGTATTGGCAGCTTAACTTCTGACCCAATTGGATCAGTCAAAGGATTGTTTCAGTCTGCCAACCCCAACGATTACACTCAAGACGCATCAGGCAATTATGTAAACAAAATAACCGGGGAAGGCTTGCCTTTTGGCGCTAAAGTGCCTAGTGATTTGTTAAGCAGGTCTGGTGGTGGCATACAGTCGTTGACTAAAGGTTTGCAGGGAGGTCTTTTCGGGACCGAAGGTATGGCTGGTGGATTGACTCCCGTTACAGATCCAACAAGTGGAGCTGTAACTGGATATACCGATGCTGCTGGTAATATGTATGACCCATCCCTTGTTCCACAACAATACCTGCCAACTGTAGCAGGTGGCGGTGGCGGCGGTGGAGCTGGTGGTGCTGGAGCTGGTGGTGCTGGAGCTGGAGCTGGAGCTGGTGGGCAACCACAAGGCAGTGCATTGAGCAGATTTTTGGGAGGCATGTTGCCGGGAGCTGCTGGCCAAGGCTTAGCTGGCGGTTTGGGTAGTTTGGCTCAACTTGGTTTGGCTGGAGGCGCAGCATTTGGCCTTGGCAAGCTTGCCATGGAAGAAGCTAGAAAAGACAAAGGCGTGCCAATGACTCCATTGACTACAATGGATGCAGGCGGACGGTACAACATAGAAGCTGAGATAGCTCGCAGGATGGGCAGAGATGCACCAAATCCTGTTGAGTTTGGCTTACAACCTAGATTTCCTACG